AGATGAGTTAGTAAGAAGTACATTACCGCTTGATGGGGAGACATCATTAGGCTTGTAGTTCAGCAACTGTGCAAGTCGTAGTACAGTCTCGCGCTGGGTTGATGTGTCAATAAATGACTCATTAGCGGCACGGTCAATGTAATAATTAAGAAGATCTGCCATATAAGCAAAAGCTTCAAGAATAGTTATTCCAAAATCTTCGGGGTTGCGGTTTGTCCAGGTAGGCGCGTATTCAGGTATGAGGGCAATCATGTCCTCTCTAATAGATGTGTAATCTCTGGATGTGTAATCCACTTGAGGAATGTATTTATCAGCCATTTCCTACCTCCAAAATAGTTTCCCCAGCTCTTGTAAGAATTGCAGTCTTTAGTTTAACGGTATCCGTTGGGGATGTTGGGCTGTAACGATACCTAATATCGGCAATTAAATAAAAATCAATTGGGTCTACTTGAAAAACAACATCTGTTAAAGTCAAATTAGGTAGGTGAGTTGAAAAAGCGGTTGTAATAGATTGATTACATAAAGTAATTGCTGTATCAATGTTTTCAAAAGCCACGCTTGGAACATCGCTACCAAATCCTGGTCGCATTATGCGCTCACCAAGTCTTGTCATAACCACTAAAGCAACTCGGTCTTGCCAAATTTTTGCAATATTTGACGTGTGAGAAACCATTCCGGATGAATCAAACCCAAATGGTAAAGTTATAGCTGTTTCGTTCATTGTAAAACTCCCATCCATACCGGAAAATTAGGGTCTCCGGCTATAAACATAATCCATACTTTTTGATCTAAATTTGGAATTGTTCTGTGATACGTATGTTGCGGACTGTCCGTTTGAGTATCATACTCGTCAGTTGTTGTTTCGTGGGTGTGTGTTAATTTGTTTGAGTTTTTTGCCACTACCGTTAAAGCTGGAACCGTACCGCCACCAATACCCCCAACAACCGCAGTTGATGTTGTAGTTAATAAAGCTGCAATTTGAGCGGCGGTGTGGTCTTTATGATCTGGGTGATCCGCGTTTGATGTTATGGGAAGGCACGGCAATGCCCACTCACTTACCGAATCTCCCAATACCTGTGGGACTTTAAGTTTTATTCGGTCAGATTCATCTGGATCTCTGTTATCAATACAAATTCCCAAATAGATTCCATAAAATCTTTTATCTTCCGTCATCGCGCTGTCCTAGCTTTTACAGCTGGCGATGTAATTTTTTCAGTAAATGAAAAGTTTTGTGACGTTGAGTTACTTTTCCAAGTGTTTGAACTTGACGCTTGACCAGATTTAAGGGTTGTACCCCTGTTTGCGGTAGAACCAAACGGTGCTTTTAATTGAGGGCTATTAATTTTTGACGTCTTTTTTAATACAGTTTTTGCCTTTTTCTTTGTTTGACGAACACCTGGTTTAATAATTCTTTTACCTAATGTTGATGGCGAACTTACCATTTTTCCATCAATCCATTTATTTGTTGAACCAAGTGAGTCTGTTCCAACTTCAATAACTGTTGTGTACTTATAAACATTTCTTTTGTCTTCAATAATTTTATGTGTAGCGCTTAAAACAGTCCAGTAACCAGAATAATTTTTTCCAAGGCCTTCAAAATACACGGCATAGTTTGGTTTTAAATCTATGTTTCCAAGCACCTCAACAGTAGCTCTGTATGGAAAAGAATTTCTAGCATCAGACGCTTCGGCTTCAAATTTTGCAACTTCAGGATTTAATGCAACAGCAAGGGGGTCAAAAGAGTCAAAAAAGTCTTGCTTAGATTTTGATTTGGTTTTTTTAACCTTTTTTTGAGGTGTGTGTTTAACCAAAGATGATGTATTTAAATCAACTCCAGATATTGCAACGGCAGCTTTTAAAGCGTCTTCATATTCAATAGTTTCACCAATAATTGGTTTAAAAGAATACAGTGTTGATCCGGCTATTGATTGCGCGTCACGCATAATAAAATATGGTGCGGATTCTCTGTATTCTGTATAATCGTGAAGTATTGGTTGAAAATATAATTCCGTATTTTCTACACGAACTGAGTAACCGCATTGTTTTGCTAAACGATTAATAAACTCCCAATCACTGTGGCCGGATTGGGATATTTGTGGGTACACGCGACCGTGCGGTTCCGAATAACAAACAAACCCGTGTGATTTTGCTATTTTCTTAACAACTTGATCGGCAGTCGTGTTTCTGTAAACTTTTTGATGTTTTGCTTTCATTACGTAAGATGCGCCAATTAAAGTAACGGTTGTAAATTTAGTTCCAGGGGTTTTAATTGGTTCAACATGAAGAACGTAGCCATAAAACTTTCTTGAAGTTCCGGTTCCGGAAAGCAAAACCTCGGCTGGGGAGCCCGGTGTAACATTATCGTAGTCAATATCCCAATCCCTAAACATAATTTCAAGCAACTCGTGAGCATGGCGATTTTGATAAAACGTTGCAGAATAAACAAATTTTGGTTTATTAGATACGCCTTTAAAATCAACTGAAATAAATTTAAACATTAGGAATCCTAAGTCTTGTTCCCGGTTTAATATTTAAAAAGTCAACAACCTCTGGGTTGTATTCTGGGATATACCACCAAAACCCAGATCTTCCATAATATTTATATGAAATCTCATCTAAACGCTCACCCTCAACATAGATGTGTTCCCAATATTGAACAAGGCCCAAAGTTGAAAACTCGTAAAAAACAACTGGGTTATTACCACCCTCAACTGTTGTTTTAAAAAAATCAATAGTTGAATATTCGTAACGGGATCCTTTATAAATAGACATTATATTGAACTCACCCCAGTTCCCGTAAACGCAGCAACGGATATAGAAACTTCGGTTCTAAGTGGGATCATATTTTCGGTAAACATTATGTGGTTAATACTAAGGCTTTCAATCCAACCAACCCAAGAAAGGTTATCCAAAGATGGGCCAAATTGAAATGCCAGTAAAGATGGTTGTAAATATCCGATATTAGATGTTTTTTTACCAAGTAATGACGTAAACGATTTAGAAGCATCTTCCGCTGAACCATTAATTGTTTTAAATAGATATTCAAGGTCTGCCATTGTTCCTTGAGCTAAAAGGCTTGTTAATTTTTCAGCAAAAGTTGGAGTTGTTACGTTTGCCATAGGGTAGCTTCCACTACTGTAATATTGTTCATAACCGGATAGGGATGGTGTGGTTTTAATAAAGTCTACTAATCCATCACTATTTCGCGTGGTTAGCAAATTCGTCCCCTTAGCGCATGCAAAGTCATTTACTCGATCTAAAACGATTGAAACCGTAAAGGTTTCTTGACTTGGAAAAGCTCCTGAAACAACGCGCAAAGTATCGGCAGAGCTTGGTGTAATGTTCATGTTTCTAGAAACTTGAGAACTAATAGATTCTGGGTTCCATAAAAACTGAAAGCCCCACTCATAATCAAATTTAATGTCTTGAGCTCCCGCTTGATTTTTATCAATAGCCGTGCCTTTATAGGCATCTTCCAGCTTTCCTTCACCATTTAAATTTTGAGCAGCACCGCCGTACTCAAAAAACCAAATTCTTCCTCTTCTAAGGCCATGAAAATCGTCGTTTCCAGAGTTATAAACCAATTCTTTATCAACGCTTGTTGGGCGTAGTGGAAGGCTCCAATTATGCGGTGGTAAATTCCATTTATAACCCTTAGGTATAACTACCTTTTTTTGATTTTCAGCACTAGACGAGCCAGTACTTGGTTTTTCCATAGCGGCGTCCTCACGCTCTCGTTTAGCAATAAAAGATAACGTGGATTGTTTATTTTTTTGTTGAGTTGTATTAACTTTTTTAATATTTGGGTTATTTTGATACCTTTGTTGAACAGGTTTTGGAATTGTTGTAGACGCTATTTTAACAGCAGCTAATTTTGAATAAGAACCTGATGGGTTAACAAATTTTGGACCAGCCATTATTTTTTACCAGCCTTTTCTAGAAATCCTCGTTTTGTTAATTCAGCAATTACTTGATCAACAATTGATTTGGCATCTTGAGCGCCATTAATATTAATAATTGCTGTTTTACCACCAGATCCGGTAATTGATGCGGAACTAGAACTCAAACCACCCAAACCCCCACCCGCGGAGGCATTGCTTCCATAAGTAGAATTAAAATTGCTAAAAGCTTTGTTCATTTCTTCCAATTCCTTGGCTGCATCCGGACCCAAAAGGTTTGTTAAAAATTCATTGCTACCAAAAGAACTTCCAGAACCTTTTTTAGTCCCCCAAGACGATTTGTAAACCGCATTCATAATTTCATCTTTTTCAGAACCGGATCTTAAAAGATCTACTATTGTTGTGTATCCGCGTTTATCAGCTTGGGCGCCAGTTAATGTTTTAATTGTTGCATCAATACCTTGTTGCCAATTATTGTAGTGTCGAACCCCGTGGTCTCTTCCCGGACCGGGATCCATTAATGTAGAACCAGACATTTTATATGTAGTATTAAGAGGATTATACCCAGCGCTATTTTGCCAATGTCCCCCCTCGTTAGTCATCCAAGCAAGTAGACCTGCAACATTTTCAGTTGTTGCCGTTGCGCCAAGACCCGATAAAACCGCTCTAGCCCAGCCTTCTTTAGTCATGTCCGCACCTTTGGCTTTAACGCTTCCGCCATGGTGTCTAAATGGTCCAAGTTCGTGATTTGGGATT